CGAGCAGGTACAGTTCGAGCGCGCTGACATTGACGGGCGCTGCTGTGATTTCAATCTGCGCTTCTGCGTAGTACCAGTCACCGACTGCGATGTCAGCGAATGTTGGCGAGCAGCGAAGGTTGTAAACCTCATCAGCGCCGCCGCCGGAAGACGCAGCGATCTGGATAACTTGACGTTCGCCAGACGAACGACCCGGATCAGTGCGTGGGCTTTCCTTGGTGTTGGTGACGGTACAAACCGATGTGGACGAGCCACGAAGGAAGCTCCAACCCGTGGCCAGACCGCCGCCAGTGCCGCCACCTGTGTAAGTCAGGTTGGCGTTTGCCGTCTCGGTTCCGCCCGTACCAGCCATAAGGCCGCGGTTTGCCGTGCCGCTGTAAAGCAGGTTTCCGGTAAAATTGTCCGTCGCGTCGTAGATGTCGGCATTTGCCAGCACATGCGACGGGCGCGGGGGTAGGATCGGGCCGAGCAGATCAGCGATCGCTCTGCCCATATAATGCGCGCCCTGCGCGGTAGGGTGAAGATTGTCGGCCTTGACCATGCCAGCTAGCGGAACGCTTGCTGTGCTCGTCTGATCGAGCCAATAGCCGAGATAGTCGGCGAAAAGCACGCCGTTATTGTTCAGGCAAAATTCGCGCTGGAAGTTCGTGAAGCGCTGTTGCTTTTTGACCTGCGCTGCCGTCAATGCGGCGCCAGCGCGAGGGGGTATCGGAATGACTACGACAATCGCGCCTATATTGCGGAACCGGCGAACGATTTGCAGCCACGCATCGCGCATAGCCTCAAAACTGGAAACCGGAATATCGTTTGCGCCGGCTTCGAGCATTACGACGTCTGGCTTAACCGCGAGAACCGCGTCTTGACGCACAGTCATGCCTATCGTTGTCGGCGGGTTCGGGATCAGCGTGTCGCCAGAAAGACCGAAGTTAAATTCGACCGGCAGATTGAACCGCTGCTGCAACATCTGTCGCGCATGAGCCGCGTAGCCATCTGTGAAAAAAGCTCGGGACGGCGAATTGTTCAGATCCGTGTTATTGCGCGCGTTTTGCGCCGTGATTGAAGTACCGAACATAACAACGCGCGGACCTGCGCCGACCGATTTCGGATTGACAGGGTCGGCCTGGGGCAACCGGAGGCTGATGCGTGAACCGGCTCTAAGCGTGGTCTTGGTGTTGTTCGTCACCCTGACCGTGCTGTAGCCGTAGGTGAAATCGACCTTTGAGCCGGCCCAACTGTCATTGTCGTTGACGATCATTACTTCGTCATCGATGCTGCCGCTAAGTGCAGCGAAGTCAGTCTGAACGCTGCCAGCTGGATACGGCAGGGTAAAAGTGGCGCCGTCGGCCACGTCTGCACCGAGGATCAATGACGCTGATTTAAAACTGGTAGTTGGCATGATTGCTCCGGGGTTTCAGACGAAAGGAAAAGAGGCGGGTTTCCCCGCCACTAGTTGGTTAGGCGACGATGCCCGCAGCTTTGAGAGCCGCAGTAATCAAGTTGATCTTGTCTGCCAGCGACTTGATGTTGTTGTTCAGAATGCTCTGGCTGAACGAAGCCGTGACGTCCGCGATGGTGTCGCTCGGCGTACCGGTAGCTGCGGTCAAGGCAGCAAAGGTCGGAGCCTTCGGGCCGAAGTACGAAATGCCCGTAGCCTTGGCCAACTGAAGCTGGACCTTGGAACCCGCCTTCAGAGTGGTGCCGGTGTTGTTGGTGACGGTGACGAGCGACGCGCCGTAGGCGAAATCGACCTTTGTGCCGTCCCAACGATCATTGTCGTTGACGATCATTACTTCGTCAGCGGTGTTGACGTTCGGTGCGAGGAAGTCGGCCTGAACACTGCCGGACGGGTATGCAGCGGTAAAAGTACCGGCATTGGCCACGTCCGCAGTGAGGGTCAGAATGACCGAAGTAAAACGGTTAGTAGGCATGATATCTGTTCCTTGTTTCTAAAGAGACGGACGCCGGAGGGGTTTAATCCTCCGGTTTGTCGGTCGTTGTCTTACGCGATATCATACACGCCAGACGTGTTAAGTTGCTTGGCGACGACGACGCCGGTCATGGACAGACCGTTGTACATAACCATGCGGTCGTAAGGACGCGCAGGGTTGTGCTTCTTCATGCGCTGGCCATCCATGTATAGCAGACGGATGCCGGTACGGCCCATGTCGATCGCGTACATGCGCTTCTGGAACCCGAGAGCGTCAAGCGTCGGATCGTAGATGATCTGCTTGCCGTCCCAATCGGGATCGCCCATCTTGCCGTCGGCCTTCGCCCCGCCCTGCCAGCCGTTCATCGTGTAGTTACCGTTAGCGCGAAGCTCTTTCTGGTAAGCAGCGATGAAGTCGGAACCGGCGAAGCGAACGATGTCTGTCGAGCCCTGCGCGAACATGGCCAACTGACGATCCTCTTTTTCAAGAAACTCGATCAGCGCGCCGCCGTTGGCAGTGTTCGAAGTGATCGCGCCCTGCCCGCCAGCAGCACCGTAAGCAGCAGTTGCTGCGCGGTTCTGCCACCAAGAGTTGGCGATACGGCTGAGACCGCCGGTCGAACCTGCGTTCGGAACGGCCAGAATGAACGCCTGAATACCGGCCAGAGCCTTGGCGTCGGCCGAACCATCACCGTGGACCAGGTTGTCGAGCGACAATGCGTAGTCAGCGTTGAGCTTTTCGTTCTTCTCGTCGAGAAGGTTGGCCAGCGCCTGCGCTTCGCGACCGGACATTTCAGACGTGGACTGATCCGAACCGTTCTCGATAACGTCGATGCCGTCGGTCTTCAGTTCGGTCATAGTGACCTGAGTACCGATAAAGTGTTCCTTCCAGGGGAAGCGAACGCGCTTCGTACCGGTAGGATTGTAGTACGACAGCTGATCGTCGCCGGTATAACCGGCAAGCGCGCCGCCGCCATAGCCGGAACCGACGGCAAAGGCAACGTTTTCGCGGCCGCCTACGAACTTGCCCGCCTTAGCGTTGAAGCGCTGAAGCATCGGCTTGTTCTTAACGTCCTGCTTCCAAACCTTACCTTTGTCGATGTTGGTTTCGAGCGTGGAAGTGTTGATGTTAGCAATTTCGTCTGGTGTAAAAGGCATGGTATTTTACCTTGCTGCTGCACCAGCCCTTTTCGCCTTTTCCCGATAAATGATATCCAGGGTGCTATTGGCCGGGGGCTGTGCGTTTCCGCTTACAGTCCCGCCTGTGATGGGAGTAATCGCCGGTTTTGGTGCCGGCTTCGGAGCGGGGGCGGCAGTGACGGCAATGGCCTTGTAAGCCCTGCCCATCTGTTCCTTCACGCCCTGCGGCGTTCGGGGGTGCCCTTCAGTCTGAAGCAGATAAGCGATTTCTCTCTGCAAAGCGGGGATTTTAGCGGCGAAGTTCGGATCGCGTTGCCGACGATTGGCTTCCCAGGTTTCTGCTGCATCCTTCACGGCTTGGGCAGCGTCTTCTTGCTGCTTGGTTTCCGCGCGGGTATGTTCGAATTGACGAGTAGCCGTTACAGAGTTGACTTCTGCGCGGGAGCGACTGACGGTTTTGGCTGCTTCAAGGGTCATATCCCCTGCTTCAACCATGGCCTTCAAATCTGCCGGCAGAATTTCGCCCGCTGCGACGAGTAGCTTCTCGACAACCGGTTTCGCCATCTGCCACGCTGCGACGGGGTTCGTCTTCATCAGGCCGCCTAGCGAGAGAAGGTCATGCACTTCTTGTGCGGCCAATCCCTGCTTGTCGACGAAATTCTGGACGTTCTGGTATCGCTGCGCGTCAGTTTTGTACTCATTGCTTTTACGCAAGAGCTCTTGAAACCGTGGATGCTTATTGAACGGGACGTCTGAATAGTCGTCTTCGTTCTTCGTTTCACCTGGTAGGTCATCGTCGGTCGTAAGACCGTCGTCTTCACCTGTGGCTGACGAGGCCGCAGCTGCTGTGTCGGGCGCCCTTTTGTCCACAACGTCGCGGACAAGACCAAGGGTGCCTTCATCAGCAACAGTGTTGCTAACGTCGGTGGCGGGGGACGGGGTCGCCGATGCAGAACTTTCTAGCTCCGTAGAGCCTTCTGCTTCGTCCATAACTTCGGAAATCTCTTCGATTTCACCAACTGTGTTGTCGATATCTCGCGACATGTTCTCTCCTGAACTTTGCGTCAAAATAACTCATTGTCGGCCAACAATCAACCTACATCCGACATACAACCTACACCTGGTTGCTGCCGAATGCTGGATCACTGCCTGGCTGCTTCTCTGTTGGCGCCGGAGCGTTGTTTTTGCCCTCGCCGCCTTGTGCGTTTGGATCGGTCGCCGGATTGCCCGTCGACACCTGCGCCATGCCGTTTTGAGCGATGATCGACAGCGCCCCTTCCGACAAGGCTTCCGTAAGATCGGCGCTGTCGTCGAGACGACGAACCATCGTCTTCGCTACCCACGTCGGCGAAATACCTGGCGTCTGGAGCAAGAACGGCGCGAGCGTTTTGAAGTTGTTGAGCTCGACCGCCTGATTTGGCTTGCCCGTCGAACCCGCCTCGACTTCAAGGAAAAGCTCGCTGGCGATCTCGCCGAGCGTCAGATGAGGCCAAACGGCGCCGGGACCGACGACTATCTTGACCTGTTCTTCCGACATTTCCCGCAGCAGGATCTGGCCTATCGATCTGGCCACCATTGTCAGGAACCCGTCGAGATCGTCGATGCTCGAGCCGTCATCGGAGGCCGACGAGTTTGCGGCGATCGCGCTTTCGGTGGCGGTCGACTTCGAAGTGCCGCCGAACCGGCTTTCGGACGAACCGACGGCCATCTGCGTATCGGTCATGTACTGTTCGGTGCCGTAAAGGTTCGGATCAACGCCGGCGATCGGGATCGGCTTCATGACGTCTTCGATGCTTTGGCCTTCTGGCAGATCAATCGCTACGATTTCGAACGGGTCCAGCGTCTTGAGTTTCGCAAGATCGGCCTCTTGAATTTGGCCGTTGGCGTAGGCGAAACGCGGCCGCGCCGCCTTGCGATGCTCGCGCATGCCCTGGCGGGCGCGGTTGTATTCCATATTCTGGTCGAGCATCAGGAACACGTCGGACGGCGGGAATAGGCCTGCTTCGTCCTCGACGTCGTTGAACGTCAAAGCGTAAACAGGCCAGAAATCCTCGACGAACACGTCGGGGCCGGCAGGATCTTTCAAGAACTTGTCATATCCCTCGACGACGTAATAAACGAGGCCGGAGACCTTGTCGTAATGCTTGTAGACGCAGACCAGGCCCGAACCTTTACCGACCGGCTCGGCCACCTTGGCGTCGCCGTCATCATTGTCGTCCGGAACCGTGTTCACTGACGACGCTTCGCTGTCCGATTTGCCGTCGACCTTGTATCCGACGTAGTTCTTGCCGATGTCGACCTTGAACAACTCTTTCACCTGGTCGCAAGTGAACAGGTACTCGAGCGTAATGTGGCGGGCGCCGATGAAACCGACCAGTTTGCGGCAAAGCTGGTCGGGAATGACCTTCGTCGCCTGCGGAAAGTCGATGATCAGCCCCTCGCGCAGAAGCACTTCTTTCTCGTTGGCCATTGCTTCGATGGCCTTCTGAAGCTCGAAAATCTCCGGATCGTCGGGGCGGATCGGGTTTTCTGCGTCCTCAACCTTCGTCGCCAGCATTTGCAAATGGTCGAGACGGGCGCGGAAATCGGCCAGCTTCTCGGTCATGGCGGGGCGCGGCCCATAAGCGCGCTGGAAACCTAGCTCGATATAGCCGACGCCGGTCGTGCAAGTCCGGCGAACCATCTGCTTCGCGGCTGTCTTGAAGTCGAGAGGCTTTTGCTCGCGGAACGCCTGCGCGACCAGAATTTCAAGCGATTTGCCGACCTTCTGCATCAGCGTCCGGCGTTGCATACCTTGCTGGAAATCCTGGAGCAGTTCGTTCGCAGTGGCCAATGCCTCGTCGAAGCCCTGCGGAAGCTCGGGCATGGAAGCCACGCCGGTCGCCGGATCGACTGTCGGCTGCGCCTGCTGCATCATCTGCTGCGCCGTCTGGATCGTCTTCATCGCCATCTGTAGCGATTGCGGGTTTTCGTCCCATACGACGAAATCCAGCTGCTCGCGGCGCTTGGCAACAACCTTCGGGTTCTTCGCGTACAGTGCGGCGGTCTTCGCCTTCACGTGACGACCGGCGAGAGCAACCTTGTAATGCTGCTTCGGGTACTCCGGGATGCGACCGTACTTGGCAACGAACATGTCGCGACGCATCTGGCCGAACGCATCTTTATGAAACGCCTTGTCGCTCTTGATCTGCTTCAGGATCTTCTGGACTTGAGCAAGCTCTGGGGCCGACTGTTCCGCTTCCGCCGCGGACTTGTCCGGGGCTGCGGGCTGCGCGCCGTCATCGTGGTAGCTGTCCTGCACGAAGTTTGTAATATCGTCCATTAAAAGCCCCCTAGCGCGGCTGCGCGCTTCTTTTCTGCAATTGATTTGTCATTGGCCTTGAGCCACGCGAAGGAACCGATTTTCGGGCCAGTGTTGGGTTTGACGGCGCCGCGCGGCGCGTGCTGGCTCCTGAGACCAAGGCCGATGTAGGCCAGGGCGTCGACGAAGTCGTCGTGCGTGCCGTTCGGGAAAGCCATCAACTCATTGATCGCCTTTTCAACCCACGGCGCATTGCGCGGGAAATAGACCTTGCCCATGGCGACGCGAGCCGCGATCGACTGCGCTCTGGTCGCCTTGTCGTTTGCCGGCGTGACTTCAACCAGGTTGATGTACGTACCCGTCTCGAGCATCCGCTTACGCAAGAATGGCCCGATTGACTTCGAAATGTGACCGCGTTCAGCCCACCAAATGATGGGCCTGCGCTTGCCGCCGCCCATGGTCAGCATGCTTTCGACCGCGACATCGGCTGCCATCCGGCGCCAAATAACGTCGGTGATATAAATGTTGTCCTGCTTGTCGACGCCGACCTTCAGCAAGCACGACGGATCGTTGCGCTGGTTCGTGCCGACGGCATGGTCGCTCGACGCGTAATATTGAAGCTCTTCCGGGAGCTCGTCGTAATACTGGATCGTCTCGCGGCGGAACATCGTACCGTCGGCGACCGTCGGCCGCTGCTGATAGAGGGCCGAGAACCCGAGCGGATCGAGACGCTGCTGGCTCTGTAGGAAGTCTAGATTGAAGGTGTCGGGACCATCTGGCCAGAGCGGTTCGCCCTCTTTCCGCCCGAGAACGTCGTCATCTTCTGCGATCGCCGGCAGACGAATGATCTTCCACTTCTCGGCCTCAATGGCGTTGTAGCAGGGGTTTTCGGGGTCTGTCAGGCGTCCGATCACATCGTCGGAGTGCCAGCGGGTCATGGTGATAATGACCAGCTTCTTGCCCATGCGTCGCGTCATGGCAACGGTTGTGAACCATTTCCAGGCTTCCTCGCGGATCGCCGCAGATCGGGCTTCCGCAAAGTCCTTGAAGAGATCGTCGAGCAGCAACAGATGCGCGCCGCGGCCGGTCAGGGCGCCGCCACGGCCCACGAAGACCATTCGGCCATTCTGTACCGTCTCGAGGTTGTCTTTCGCCGTGCCGCCGCGCTTCAGCTTATGGTTCGGGAAGGCCAGACGGTACTGCGGCGTTCCCATAATCGTGCGGACGTCGGAACCGAAGTCGTTCGCCATGGCGTCGGAATAGGCGCCAACAGCGATATTCTGCTCGGGGTGACGGCCTGAATACCAAGCCGCGAGGCGCCGCGTTGCGAGCTCTGATTTGCCGTGCCGGGGAGGCATGCAGAAGATCAGCTGCTGGATCTCGCCCCGTTCGACGGCCTCGAGTGCTTCGCAAATCTGCTTGTGGAACGGTGCGGCCTTGTATCGGCTCTTCGAAAGGTCGTCCGGAAACTCCGGATCGGGCATGGTAAATTCGGTGAACGCCAAAAGACTGTCGCGAGACTTCAGCGCGCGATCCTGCCGCTCGACGATGGCCAACGTCTGTTTGATCTGACGCTGCGCCTTTTCGACGTCGACAAAGTTGTACCTTTTTCCTGTTGCTGGATTTATGGTGTCGGGACGGGGCATTAAGGTACTTTCAGCCCGCCGTTCACTATGAGCGCTACGAAGGCCAAGACGAACCCCGACACGAATAGCCACATAATCTTCAGAAGGATGCCGAAAACCTTCTCGATTTTCTTATCTAGATCGTCGAACCGCTTGTCCACGTTCTTCCACTTCTCGCCTGTGCTGCCTTCTTTGATCAGAGATTGCATTTGCCATTGTTCGATCACGCCTAGCCGCGTGATGACCGCCTGGTCGGAATGTTCCAATGCGACGACGCGTGCGCGCAGATCGAGATCGTTGTTATCGTCGCCGGCTGGCATCGCTATTCCTTCCATCCGCAAAGTGTCTTGCCTTTGAGATTGTGAGCGAGCGCAGCGTTCACTTCGGCGTCGGTCATGGCGTCGACGACTGATGGAGAGAACCGGTTCGGCTGCGCTATCTTGCAGAATGATCCGCCAGTTGCCGCGCAACTGGACAGAATGAAGGTCAGGAGCATGATTTTCACGATCGTGTTCACGACGGCCCACCCCAACGCTTGAACGCATCCCGATTTGACTTTGGGGAGTTGCCGGCAACCTCCTGCTCGATCCGATGGGCCTCGCTCATGGCCTCATATTCGGCCTGCTGCTGGCGATTGCGCTCGGATCGCTTGCCGTCCGCTCTGCCCTTGAAGAACAGCGCGACGGCGCCGAGCAGGACGCCGACCAAACTGACGAGCAGGCCGTTGCCTCCGGTCAGCAGGGATATCATTTGTAAATCCCCGCGATTTGCTTCAGTTCGGCGTTATGCCGATTGATCCGCCAGCGGTCATAGAGCCACCAGGCGAAGGTCGCGCCGTTGACGCCGAGACCGATCAGCGCGTCGGACGCGCCGTCGTCGAGAACGCCATGAGCGATCAAATATCCGCCGAAGACCTGAAGGATTTGACGCAGGATAGGGATAAAAAGGGCGATATCCATCAGGAAGCCTTTTTGAACAGGGCGGCGATTGCCGCAAGAATGACGGTGATCAAATTCGGCGCGGCCGGTGTCGGCGCGGGATCTGCGATCGGGACCGGAACGGGTGTCGGCGCCGGGACTGCTGCTTCGCCGTAGCCGTCGGCCTTCAGCGCTGTCTCGTACTCGACGGCGTAGCCGGCGATCAGATCGGCGTCGTCGGTTCCGTTGATGATCCGGCGGGCGTTCTTGAAGTCGGATTTGAGAAGCGAAATGTAGTCGGAAAGCTTCTTCGTCGTGAACCAGCCCTCGAGCATGCCGATGACCAGAATTGGCGCGGCGTACTTCGGCTCCAAGAGCAGCTTCGGGTTGGCGATGAAGTCGACGCCAAGCTTTTCGCTGGCTTTCTTGGAGTTATAGTCCCAAGTCAGCTGAACGTAGCCCATGCCGACATAGGGGTAATACTTCTTCGACTTCAGATACTTTTCGCTGCCGTACTCGCGAACCGGCTTCATGGTGTGCGCGGTTTCGTGAAACGTCGTGGCCAGAATATAGGCCAATTGATTGCGCAGAACGCCGCGACTGCGGGCCGTTTCGATGATCAGGCGCGTATCGCCAAGGTCGAGGCTCTTTGACATGTCTGGCGTCCGTTGTTGTCGGTCGTCATTTCATACACGACCGACAAAATTAACGCAAGGAAAGCTTACAGAGCGGCAGCCGCAGTGAAAAAGGCGTCGATCTGCTGCGTGGTGAAGCCGAGCCCTGCGAAGCCCTGTTGCAGCATCGGATCGCTGCGCTGGAACGTGCCGCTCTCGTCGAACGCGATGCGGATCAGCGGGGTTTGCGACGCTACCCAATTCGAGACCGCGGCCGTTAGCCCCGAGATTTCCAGCTGCATCTTGAACTGTCGACGCGACACGCTGTCGGGGATGACCGGTGCGGGCGTTTCCGCGGCCAGAATAGCGCCTCCCGCAGCCAGGAACGCCGGCCAAGGCGCGACGTCGCTCTGCGCGCTCGGGATGAAGTAATCGACGCCATCGTCGCCGGTTGCCTTGATTACTCCGGGGCCCGTGCTGCCAGGGCTTTTAACGTACTGCGCTTTTATGTATCTCATCTTACACCCTTGCGTTTGCTACCCAATGAAACTGAAGTCTGGTTTGGCCAGCGGTATTGTGGAACACCTTGAATGCGTTAGTGCTTATGTTGTCCAAAGATGCGGGAGTTTCTTCGGTTGTTACGGCGCCTAGCGTTGTTATCTTTCCGACTGTGCCGCCCGCAGCATAAGGTGTCACTGTCGGGCTAATACGTTTTTGAACCTTAAATTTAACAGTGCATGCTTGTGGCGGGCCGAGCACGCCGAAGTCCTCAACTCCATCTACGCCACCACCATTCGTTCCGACAGCCGTGCCGTAAGCATAGCTTTTTTCCCAATATCTCTGGCAGCGAATAAGTTCGTCGGCGAAGTTTGGAGCTTCGAATACTGGAGATGTGAGTGTCAAATTCGGGTCTGCGTACAAACCGCAATCCCACAGTTCAAAGACGCTGCCGGCTGTTGCAAAGCCGTTCGTTTGTGCGGCTGTTGCCAAAGACGCAGCGGCAATCCACGCATTATGCGTGCCGCCGTTAAACGTAGCGCCCGCAGCGAGAGTGACGCGAAAGTCGATACCTCTTCCGGTAGTGTTATCCCAAGTGCCAGTGGTGTCGCCGGGAATGGGCACTATATAGGTCTGATCGGTATTAGCGTTTAGCGCGCTGACAATGACATTGAATGAGAACGATCGGTTTCCTGCTGAATTACGAAGGTTTACGCAGTATGTTCCGGCGGGTGCTTTGAAACTGAAGCGCAACAGTGTCTGGACAGCTGTTGCCAGCCCGTATTTCAAGTCGGCCACTCGATAGCCCTCAAGGGACTGCTCTATGGAGAAATAATCTCCGGCCGCGAGCGAGCCTTTCGCGGTGTTGTTCGTGACACGGATGCGATTTCTATTCAGCGCATCCTGAATGCGTTGCGCAGTAATAGACGCTCCGGTCGCCGCGCCGTCCGACACGGACCACTGATCGGCGGGGAACCAATTGTTTGGAGACGTCAAGGTTCCGGCCGTGTTTGCGCGTTCCTGCGAAACCACCATCGCCGGATTGATGAAAATATTTCTAGCCAGCGCTGTAATCAGCGGCTGCGTCGCGCCGCCGAGAATGTTCCAGGCGACGCCGTCGAACTGGTAGAAAAGTTCGCCGCCCTTGAAGATTTGGCCAGCGATCGGGCTGGAAGGAAAATCAATGGCCATTACATCCTCGCATTTGCGGTTATTAGCTGATCGAGGGCATAGCAGTCGCCAGCGGCGGTTGAAGTGATGTCCATTCGAGCGCCAATGGTACTACTCGCCACGATGGATGGGGTACTGTTGGTCACGCTGCCACCGCTGCGTGACGTGGTGGGCGCGGCGCGCATCTGCACGGGCCAGGTAATGTTTGAGCTATTAGGGGCACCCACGGAAACGGCAATGAAACGCGTACTGCTGAGTGTCTGCGCAAAATAGCGTTGGCCTTCGCGCAGAACCTCGTCGAATTTCGGCGCTACCCAAGCTGGCGCGGCGCCGGAATTATCCGGATCGGGATAGAGGCCGACGTCGAACAGTTCGAACGTGTTGCCCGCCGTGGCGAGGCCGTTTGACGCGCCCGTCCCGCCTATGAACTGGCCAGTCGTCCAGGCATCAGGCGTTCCGGTGTAGGTCGATCCGGCCATGACGCCGATGGCGATTTGCGCGCCTAGCGCAGTCGTGTCGGGCCACGCCCCGCCGGTATTGTCCGGCGGTATGATCTTGGTGATTTCAACGTCCGTGTTGGCTTGGCCTGCCGTAATCGTGAAGTTTGACACCCAACTCCGGTTGAGCGCCGCGTTGTTATACGCGATCGAGTAGGTTCCGGCCGGGGCTCGGAAGCCGAAGCGCAACACAAGCTGTGCGCCGGTCGCGCCATTCCAGCCGAGATTGGCCAATCGCGCGCCTTCAAGTTTCTGCACCATGCTGCACGCTTCGCCGGCCGCTACGGAGGTGTCAGCCGTCGTTACGGACAAACGCAAGCGGTATTTGGAGCCGCGTGGCGTTTTGGAGACAACGCGCCCAAAGCTCAACACGCCCGTAGAAGTAGAGAAGAAAGCCGCCCACTGATCGGCCGCATAATAGGCATTTGTGCCTGAAGCCGTTACGTCATTTTCCTGGGAGACTTGCATCGCCGGATTGACGATCAAGTTTTGCTGGAGCGCCGTGCGGGTCGTCGGCTGCGGTATGCCGGCCTCGCCCAAAAACGCGGCGCTGAACGAGGTGTACCTCGGCTCGGTGTTCGGGTCGCCGATCAAGTTTGTGGCCGCCGCATTGGTGTGCCGAACCCACATTTCCAGATAATCGGTCGTGCCGTTCATCGGCACTATCACGCCGCCACCGAAACCGCCAAGCTGACCGGCCGAACCGGCCGTGCCACGGCCGAGCAATGCGTGGACGTTGCCGTTCTTCTCCAGCAGCACCGCCAATTGGGCGCCGTCGTCGAGCGTGATGGTAGCTTTACCCTCGATCAGGTACAAACCTGCCTTGGTGGGCTGGAATTTCTGGTTCGCCACGCTCCAAAAACCCGACGGATCATGATCGACGGTGCCAAGATTGGTGACTTTGGCCAAAGTGGACGCTGCGATATTTTGCAGAGCCGAATTTGACACCTGAACCGAATAACCGGCCAAATTGACGCCTTGCGTGCCGTTTCCAAGCGTTCCGGAGGCTTCAACCCACTGCCCGCCGCCAGATCCATCGTCATAAAAGACGTACATCTTGCCGTTTGACGAGCGCCACCATTGTTGACCGTCCAAAGGACCGGAGGGCGGAGCGTCATCGGTGACAACCTTTGATCCAGCACCGCCAAGGGGGCCGACACGAGAGAAATCAGCGTCGACAAGGGCAGTGCCGGCCGATTTGAATACGACAGGCACGCTGTAATAGCCGGGAGAGCCTGCAACGTCCGTCGGCAAGCCTGTGACCGTGAATACGGCCCATCGTGCTTCAGCATTTTCGGAGCCGATGAACAGATCCACTCCGGGCTGGCAGATCATGGCCAGCATTGAGGTCCGGTCGATGCCAGCACTGTCGGTTTTCGACAGATACATTGTCGCGGCCGACGCCAGAACCACGTTGCTCAACCGCACTTCGCCGGTAGCGGGCGGTACGCTCGTTGTCGTCGAGTACTTCCACTCGCCTCCGGGCGCATTGGTCGGCAATCGAACCCATGTCGAAGTGTCGCGACCGTAGGTGTACCCGTCAGTCGGCGGGTTCGGCAGCATCGAGGCCGCCGTTGCAGCCGCGGCTGATGCGGAACCGGATGCAGCGCTGGCCGATCCTGCCGCAGCCGTGGCCGACGCCGACGCTTCGCCGGCCTTCGTAACGGCCGTGTCGCGGGCCGTGTAAACTGCGGCTTCCAGTTCAGCGACCGCAATCGTGGCCAGAACCCGGAATTCAACGGGAACGCCAATTCCGGGCGCCACGGTGAGCGTTACCGATGTCCCCGACACGGTGTAGGCCGAAACGGACTGAACGGTCGTGCCGACTTTCGCCCACAAATTGTTGACCGATGCCGGTGCGATCGGCAAAGCAAAGGTCTTGGTCGTGCCGTCGCCGACATAGGTCACTGTCTGGAACGACAGCGCGCCGGAAACGACCAGATCCGAGACCTGGAACAGATAAGCCCATGTTGCGCTGTCCAGATCGGGCCGATTGGCATTTGTCGACAGGTGCGAGACGCGGCAGGTATAGAATTTGGTCGCGTAAACGATGCCGTCGCCAGCCTGATAATTCACGCCAGCGGCCCACTGCCCGCCCTGCGTAAATCCTATGTTCAGCGCGGGCGAAATCGCATCGGGACCGACGATCCCGTTTTTGAGCTTGCCGTCAGACCGGCGAATATCCATCAGGCCGTCGATGGTCTGGCTCAAAGCGGTCGAAATATTGTTGAACTGCGTGTCGACCTGGGGCGCAGGCAAGGGCGCAGTCGGATTGATCGTCTGGTATCCGGTGAAATTGTAGCTCGGGAAATATTTCGTGGGGTCACTCAAAGCGTTTCACCTTGGAAATGGCCACTCTCCCGGCCGTGTCGATTTTGTCGACCGACATATGCCATACATCGAGGTTCAGCGCAAACGAAAACAGCCGCAACGCTTTGGGACGTTGCGGCTGTTTGATGACGACCAATCATCGGAGCGGTTATCCGGGAGGATGTGCGCTATGCAGGTTTGTATGTAGGCTGTTTGGCCTGCTCCGTCAAGCGTCGGCCAACTTTGATCGCATTTTGCCGTACTTTTCGGGCGACGCCTTCACCAGCAAGGTCGACAAGTCCAGCGCTATGGCGTCCAGTCGCGCTAGAACGCTCTCCGGGAGCGACCCTAGCCTGAATGCCCATAGTTTCCGGCACGCATCAGCAACCGCGTCGAGCATGGGCTCGTCGGCCAGATGAACGAACTCGTAAAATACGCGCTGCTTGCCTTCAGGTTCGAAGAAAAATTCCCCGTAATGCTCGACCATCAACGCGCGGTATGCTTCCGCCGCTTCGTCGCGAGTGGCAAACTCCCCGAGAGGCCGGACGACGCCTTCAATCGTTGCTGTGGCCATCCATCTGCCGGTGACGGGGTTCAGGCCGACGCCGCGCTTACCCGATTTGTTCATACGCGCCAGCGATTTATTCGCGGCGTTCTGCGTCGGAGTACATTCACGGAGGTTTTTCCAGCGGTTATCGTCGCGAGTGCGGTTCTCATGGTCGATGTGCTCGGGCGGTTCGGTGTTCGTGACCATTTTCCAGATAAGCCGGTGTGCAAGATACGGGAAGTCGTCGACTGTGACCTTGAGGTAGCCGTAGGCGTCCGGCGTCCCCATGACGGTTCCGGCTTCGTAAGTGCCGCGGCGGTTTTTCGTCTTCTTGCCGACCTTCGCAGTCAATACGCCAGTTTCGGGGTCGTAAGACAGAAGTTCATGCAGCCGCTCGTAGGTCGGGAGGGGAACACGTTTCGGCATTGGCGGCGATCCTGTCTGTTGGTTGTATGTCTGGCAACCTACAATACTCCGGACAGGATGTCCAGTTTGCTCCTGAAAAATAAAATTTGTATGGGCGGGCGGTGCCGTAGGCGCTGGGCCGCGCGGGCTGCCACCAGGGGGCGGGTCCGGGGTCTGGGCGGGCCTCGAGCGGCGTCGATCGAGGCCTTTGCGCCGCGTCCTCTCCAATATTGATACAGTGGACGCGTCAATGATATCAATGGGTTAACCCTTGCCGATGGTAGCAGGATGCAAGCGACCTAGTCAAATGCGCCTGTTGATGGGGTTATGTCTTGCGCTTGATCGCTAGCCAAGCGGTCAATGAATGCCTGCTGCTTCTCCAGCTGCTGCCGGTACGCTGCGAGCTCCGAACTGTTCATTTCATGCAGTTCTTTGCCTCCTGTATCGTCGCTGGCAGCAATGCCGGATAGCTTGGCCAGGTGCGCACCAGCTGATACCCGAGCCCCTGCTGGCTGCTTTGTATCGCGTGCAATGCTTATGAGAGTGTCGACGCCTACTTCGGCGCCCTCGCCGCGCAAACGGTCTCTGGCCTTCTCTCTTACACTGTCAGCGACCGCCGGTTTTTGCATCAATCGCCATCCCGCGACAGCTGGCGAGGCATAGCCTGCTTTTTCCGCTGAATATGTCGGATCACCCGTCGACGCCATTTTGTCGC